ATATGATATATTATATATAGAAATTAAAAGAGGCGACTCTTTAAAGTGCCGGAGGTATAAATGATATGTCACTTGCTGAAAAATGTTACTTAGGTGTAACAATTTGTTGTGCAATATCTGCAACAATAAATATAACTTTACTACTTGCGAAAATTGAAAAAACTCGAGCTCGTTCGCGTGAGCTTAGGAGACTTAAAAAACTCCGAGAGTCTGAGCGAGCGCGAACTCGTTCACATCTGAGGGACCAAAACAGGCAATTAACAATGTTATATTATGATATTATCGGAGGTAAATATAATGATTAATAATGATATTAATAATAATCTATTTGATGCCTTATATCAAGAATATAAAATTAACGGCTATATCGTTGGTAACGAGCCCAATGAGCAAGAAAAAGATGCAATTTGCAAATGTTTTTATATTTTGCTCCCGATAATCTTAAGCAATATGACCGCAAGGCAACGCGAAGTAATTACACTTATTTATGGCTATAACAAGACTCAGAATCAAGTCGCGAAAGAGCTCAATATAAGGCAGAGCAACATATCAACACATTTAAAGATTGCATATCAGATTGTTAATAATTATTTCAATATTATATTTAAAGCTACTTTATTAGGTTTAAGATATGAAAAAAGAAAAAATTAAATATTCTAATATTATTTATGCTTTTGATATTGAGACAACTACAATGAATGATATAACAAGCCTTTATCTATCAAGTTTTGTTTCAGTTGATTTTATGTTAAATCATGAGGCGAACGAGGTTATATTACAAGCAATGTCTCTGGCTCACTTTTGCCGGAACGCTGCGGAGATAGACTCTTACCTTAGAGCTTTGAACGATAAAGGCGAAAAAGAAAAAAAGCGCTATATCATATATTGTCATAACTTAGCATATGAATTTGATTACCTAATTAAGAATGTGCCTTTTGTTATTGAGAATTTCAATAACAAGGATACACTCTTTATTAAGCCCAGAATACCGCTATTTGTTAGATTAAAATATATAGAGTTCCGCTGCTCGTTTAGACTCCTTAATGCTCCACTCAAAAGCATAGGAGATAACCTCGGCTATTCTAAACTCGAAATAGATTACAGGGCTAAATATTATAGCTTTTCAAAATTGCCAAATGTAGAATATGAATACAACGAGCGTGATGTTAGATTAACATTACTCGGTGTTTTAAAAGAGTGCTCAAAGTGGAATTATATTAATTCTGTTAAGGATATACCGTTAACGAGTACAGGGTTTACTCGTAAGAATAACCAAAATATTAATACATCAAGCGATCGTAAGGATTATGCCGGTTTTTGTGCCTATCAAAAAAAATTCAGTAAATCATATATTGATTTTTTGGAGCACACATTTTCAGGAGGCTATACTCACGCTAATGCTCTTTATGTTAATAGAGTATTGCATAATGTAGCGAGTTTTGACATTGTTTCAAGTTATATTGATACGATTCTACACAGAGAATATCCGCGGTTTTTTAAAAAATATAATGGCTCATATGGGCTACAATTCTTTAAGCACTTAGAGAGTTTAAACAATTCAACTGACTATATGGAGGTGCTCAGGAATTATGCAAGACCTTTTGAATTTGCATTTATGGCGCACTTGACACTTAAGAATATAACCCCTATAATAAGAAAAAATAATCTTATATTGCCAATTAGTGCAAGTAAATGTGATTTTTTAGCCGGAGTAACTCTTGATAATGGGCGCATATATAAGGCTAAGGTTGTGCGCTTAAATGTTACTGAGATTGATTATTTCATTATTAGGCAGTTTTATAATTTCACAGTTGTTGAGTGTGACGAGATATATTATTCCCATACATATAGACCTTTGATGCCCTATGTAACTAATTCGACGCGAGAATATTTACACGAGAAAAGCACACTTAAACATGCGCTTGCGCACTGTGAGCATCTTAATAAGAAAGATTTTTATTGCGAGAAAAAAGGCGAATATATATACTCAGAGTCTCAAATTGAGCATATATTATCATTACCTCAAGAGGAGCGAGAGAAATTACTTTCTGACAATTACGCACGCAGTAAAAGTAAACTTAATGCTCAATATGGTATTAATGTTCAAAAGTTACTTAACCCTCAGATAACTTATGATCGTATTAATGATTATTATATCAATGAGCTTGACGATGGAGTAACCGCAAAAGTGTTATATCGAGACTTCACCAACGGATTATATATAACAGCCTATTCAAGACTTAATTTATTTTGTTATGCGTTATATCTTATAGATCGGACGGATGCCCGGCTCATATATAGTGATACTGATAGTTGGAAAGTATATGGAGATATTCATAACGCTGTAAGAGTCAACGAGGAATATAATCATTTTATTGAAACAATAGTCCATAATTCTAACGATTATAATATCGGCTATTTTGATTATGAGGAGTTATATTCATATTTTGCAACTTTAGGATGTAAAAAATATATTACATCAGACGGCAAGAAAATAAAATGTACTATTGCTGGAGTAAATAAGAGGACTACAAGTAAGGCATTTACTGAACTTTTTCAAACACTCAATTATGATATTGATATATTTGTTAAAGTGGCATTTAGTCCTTGCACTATTCTTTCACATAGCATTACAAATAAATTGATAACACTCTATCACAACGAGGAATATAACATAACAGTTACTGACGAGAATGGACAGAGCGGAGTTATAACCGGGACTAATATGGTAGAGCTTGCAAATTCTGATTATGTCCTTATGGACTATGATAAGAATACAGTTAATGAGTATATTCAATATTTTTCGGCTTTGCAAAATATCATTGTAGATTACATCCCAACATATATATATCGAGACTCTGACGCAAAAGTTAAATATAAATATATAACAAATTGGCGAGATGCTCTCAGAGTTCTACGCGGTGTAAATGTTGAATTTATTAATATAAATATTTAGAGGAGCTTTAAAAATGATTACAGTAAATCTAACAAATGCTCAAATTGCCACTCAGAGAGTTATTAACATTCTGGAGCGTGGTGAGGAGAGACTTGCACTTGCATATCTCACTGATTTCAAGAGAAAAGCATATAATAAATTATATCGCGCTGAGAAAAAATACGAGGAGACAATGCCCACAGGTACAGAATATCAAGTGCAGCAAGCTCAAATTAAACAGGCGCGTATTGAAAAGCAACAAATATATAATGCCGTTGCCGAAATCCGTAATTACATTAAAAATCCGGATGACTATAAATTTAGCAGTGAACGAGCTAATTATTATAAGCTCCGGCGAGCTTTTCAGCGTATTAATTTCATTGAGGAGAGAAAACAGGCAGAACGGGAGACAGTTCGACAAGCTCAGAGAGAGGCAGGGACAGTTATAGGGATAACGATAACGAGTATTCGCCGAACGGCAAAAATAAATGCGCTTTTTGAAAATGTTGTCTTTAATAATCAAATGTATAATTTCAATCCTCAGGAGCTCGAGGAGCTCGCTTCTAAAATTAAGGATATAACCGGTTATAATGTCTTAGAGGATTTTTATAGCCACTTCGATACTTCATCACATTATGAAAGCGGAGACGATGGACAAGGCGGAGCATTTTTTGATTTTGTGCAAGATACAAGCGTAAAATTAAAAAATATGCTCACAGCTTATAGGGATAGCGAGGAGCTCGCGGAGCTTGAAGAGCAAGTTAATAAATTCTTAGCTATGGCGAGGATATAGGAGGAATATAATGAGTTATTTAACACCGCAAAAGCAAGAGGAGATACTATCTCGAGGTTATGATATTAATGTCTGGATTAGTGACCGAAAAGGCAGAAAAAGCTCAACAACTCAAGAGACTTTACTTTCATATGCCTTAAATGGCTCGCCGTTTATCCTCTTGCGTAATAAAAAAGATGAGCTTATTAATGAAAGCTGGTTATCTGAATATATAGTTAATAAATATAGTGATTATACTTTTTACACTGAAAAAATTAATTCTAACATTGTTGCATTAAAAGTTAAAACTCCCGATGATAAGGTATGTATATATTGCTATGGCTTATATATATCCTTAGCGCAGAAATATAAAAGCTCATATTATAAGGGGTTTGAATCCGTCAAATATGTTATATGGGAGGAATGTATTCCCAATACTCCACTGATTCAGAATATTAAATATATTCGCTCGCGTTGCATGAGTGAGATATATAATGTCCTTAGCATTACGAGCACAATTGCAAGAGATAACAGAGTCCAGCTTATATGGCTCGGTAATGATATATCGGATAATATACTCAACCCGGTTACAATAGCGTTTAATCTTTTAGAGCGACTTTCTCCCAATATGGAGATTGAGGAGACTGTAACTCTGAATGATCGCGAATATAGTTTTTATTTTAATTATTTTGACTTTGAGGGCGCTGTTAATCATTGGCTGTATAATAAAAATCTACACATTGCAAATAACATTGAAAATGAGAATCTTGTTAAATATAACATTCAATTGAAATCAGAATTTAAAACATATTATATCTATAATGCCGGTAATTTTATTCATATATCCGATAAGGATTATTCAGTATCTGAGAATTTGAACTCGGGTATTTATTCAACTGTTGATTTCTTTGCAAAATATAACGCTCTGGCTCTTTTAAGGGCATTTAAGTTACAAGATGCATTAAATATGCTTTGCACTTTCTACGGAGTTAGCCGGAGAGAGATAGCTCACTATTTCGGTAGTGAATGGTATCGCGGTAATATTGATTTTACACCGGATAGTGTAACAGATAATGTGGTAATTATTGATCTTGAAAAAATAGTTAATATGTCTTTGGCCGATATTATGAGACTTAATAATTATTATGATATTAAGAATTTAAACGAATTAAGGAAAACGCGCTCCGTTACTTATAGTAACATTAAAATAATGTTATTAATGGAGGAGCTTGGTAATATATTATTGTTTACTTGATATGCTTTTTTGCATATTAGTATATATGTGCTATTCTTTTAAATAAAGAATAAATAAAAATAAGGAGGAAAAAGAAAAATGGCACAGACGAAAAAAACAAACACAAAGGGAAAAGGTAAAGGCAAGGATTATGAGGTAGTCCCCGATTTCTCAGCCGATTTTATGACAGAGAATGGGACAACTGTTGAGCTTGCGCTCTATGACAACGGAGACGACAAGCAAGACAGAGTTAAACTTGTTATCGGTGGCGCATTTATAATTTATTGCTTGGCTGTTGTTGTTGATAGGGGTAAAAAAGAAAAATATGCTTTTCTTTCTTACCCGAGTTTTTACAGTAAAAAGTCTGCAAAATATTTGAATCAGGCTTATTGCTTTGAAAAATCTCTTATTGAAGAGATTAACGAGGTTTTGATGGATTATTATTTCGACTAAAATATTAATCTAAATCAGGGAGTGCACTTGACAGTGCACTCTTTTTTGTTTTATAATATAGGTAAATACATCTTTACAATTTTTTTGGGCACTCAATAATTTTAACTCGGAGTTGTTAATTGTAAATAATTGTAAAGATATATTTAATTATTTATTAAAAAGGAGGTAAAAAACTATCATGGATAAGATTATCGAATTGCTCAATGCTATCACAGAGGACACTTCTATTGAAGAGGCTCGCCGAATTACACTCGATGTTCTCGAGCTATGTAAATCAGTAGCCGACGATATACAAGGACTTAGAGATATTATTGAGGAGCAACAAGAGAGTCTCGCTAATAAAGATTATGAGATTGCGAGACTCAAAGAAGAGAACGGACGAATATATCGAGATCGAGCCGAGCGTCTTATGGAGAACACCGAAAAGAAAATTAACGAGGTTGTTGAAAAAACGCAAGCTGAAACCGAGTCCGAACTCATCGCAAACATTGATATTTAAAGCATAAAAAAATATATAAGGAGGTATAAAAACTATGGCTTTAAATTCCGCGCAAAGTATTTTTAACTTAATCAGAGTAAGAGCAAGTAAAGAATATCAGGATTTTGTCCCGGCTCTTACAGAAAAATCGCCTATTGGCGATGTTGCAACCCCTATTTTGACAAATCCGCTTATCTTTAAGGAGTTTTCTATTCTTTTGGGCGCGCTCCTCGAGGTTGAGGTTGATAAGAGAGTATGGCAAAATCCACTCGCTGAACTCATCAAGAGTAATAGTAGGCCACTCGGCGAATATAGCGCAGAGGTTACTAACAACCCGGTAACTCCCCGACAGTATGACCCTCTTAACCCCGAAAAAGTACTTGAATATGCAATGCTTGATGATAAGGTCGCATATTATGTCCGTAATGTTAAAGAGCTCTTTAAAGTCTCTATCGCTCGTGAGGATATGATGGGCGCTTTTCAGTCTTACGATAATTTTAACGATTATGTCTCCATGAAGCTCGCAAGTCTTGAATCGGGCAGACAAATTTCAATGTTCAATCATGTTTTTGAGTCAATTGTTGCGAACTATAACGCCGGCGCACTTGTTGTCTCGGATGTTCACACCGGCGAAAATAATTATGCAGCTTGGACAGTAGCCGCCAAAAACGCTATTGACGGATTTCAATATCCGAGCTCATTGTATAATAAATATGGCTCGCTTGCCGGCGCAAATGGCGACTTTAAGGGTTGGACAAAGACCGATGATATTTACATCATGGCAACAGCTAATTGGATTAACTCCGCAGATGTTAATTTTTTGGCTACACTCTTCAATATCGACAGAGCCGACTTGCAAAAGCGTATCATCAAAGTTATCGACTTCGGATATGATGCTTATAAAGAGGTTGGCGGTGAGACAATATTCGATAAACATGTAACAACGGATATTGATGCAATTATCTTTGACCGCCGTATGCTCCACTTTACAAGCGACCTCGATATTGACGATACTTTCTATAATCCCGAAACACTTGTAACTAACTATTATAAGCACTGGTGGGCAACTTATCAGCTTTCACCTTTTGCAAACTGCATTGTATTCACAAAGGCAGAGGGAACTACTCCGAACGGTGCAACTCCGTCGGTTGTTAAAATGAGCGCAAATGCAAAAACCGCAACTATCACCTTATCACCGGAGACAGCAACAGTTACTGATGATGACATTATTTGCCTTTCATTTACAAATCTTTCCGGCTCGACTTTTGCATCTATGACCACAGCCGATTGGAAAGAAGCATTTGTTCCAACAATTTCAAATAATGTTGTTACACTTACACTTAATTCTGACGTCTCGAGCATGGTTGCTGATACTGATACTTGCGTGGCCGTTATTAAGATTGGCGGAGTAATTGCTCAAGTTATCTATAGCGGAAAAGAATAATTTAAACTGACAAAATAATCTCAAATGGGATGTGGGTTTATCCCATATCCCATTTTTATATCAAAGGAGGAAAATACATGGCTTTTAATCCGTATTTTTTTTGTGATTCACCATTACCTATGGAGCTGATTCACAAAGCGTTAAAAGAGCTTGAATATATTAACCCGACTCTTGAAGATGTTAAAAATAAGGTTGATGCTCTTGTCGCGGACCTCGACGGAACTGTTAAGGATGAGGTAACAAAAGTTATTAACAATATGTATGAAAGCGGTGAACTCGGTGCAGTTATTGCTCAGGCAATAGCTAACTCAATGACCGGCAAGAGTGGTAACATTGATTTATCTCATATGGGTTATATATTACACAAAGCGCATAGCTGGGCATTTTCACAGTTGCCACCAATTGATCAATCATTTACTATTGACGAGGAGTATTATAACTCATTACAAGGTAACTCTGTTTTTATGATTAATGGCAATTTATATTGGGCTTGTGCTTATGTATGTCAAAACGGCTCTCATTTTGAGACTAATAACGCTATCAGAATGTATATATATACTATTAATCAAGACGGCTCACTCTCTTATATTACTGATAGAGAATTTGCCGGAGTTGGACACGCTAATGGTGTTGGCTATTGTAATGGTTATATATATATTACAAGCAATTCAATTGCCGGCTCAGGTGGTGGCTTAACAACCAATGTTTGCCGTATTAGTTTTGACGGAGAAAATCTTGGAGGAGTTTGGAGTTCAACATATAATAAATACACTGTTGAAGTAAAAACACCTACAGGAGTTGAAGGAGATTTTACAGACTTTATATGCGGTTACAATGATGTTATCTACTTTGCTGATTCTAACATGTCAATTTACACATTCGATTGGGATAACGGAGTTGCAACAAAAGTATATAACAGAATTAATGGTATCGAGGGTTATACCGGCGATGGGATGAGTGTAACAGAATATTATATCTATATGGGCGCATCCGGTTATCGTATTAAGCGATATAATAGAAAACTTGGATATATTGATTGGGTATATCAATTGCCTACAAAACCTAATAACGGAGCTTTCAAACTTGGCGAGGTTGAGGGCTTTAGTGTTATTAATGGCATCTTATATCTTGCCGGAGGCTATAATCTTTCAGGATTGAGTACTAAGTATAATACATACTCAGTAACTCATTTTTATCGCCAAAATTTAGCAACAAATGATATTACAGTACCGGCTCTTATCAGTTGGACAAACGGCTATATAATGGAGAATACTATATTCACTACGACCGGAGCAATACCCTCCGACCGAGACAACCCTCGTCATATAGCGAATACACTTGATTATCTCGATACTAACTCAGTTCAAATGGCGCTTGATTTAATTGAGAGTAACGACTATATTCAGCGCGCTACTATCTCTATCCGACAAAGGCGAAACACTGAAACTATTGATATACGGACAACTAAACCAATAACTATTGACGGCACACATTATCGGAATAATATTGAAAATGGAGTATCTCCCTCGATTGGGCATATATATACAGCTACTAATACTTCACTATATATTGTTAATATTATTATTAATAATAGATTACCGGAAGATATTAGTAACTCCAATGCGACAGATAATTGTATCTGCTCAATCGGTGGCCTTATTTCGATTCTCAATTGCGCATTTCCGACCGGTTTAATAACGAATAATGCTAATGTAAAATATGCAATTAAAGCATATCACGGCACACTCAATGCCAGAACTGATGCGAGTTACTCAACTAATCCCGAGCAATGGGAATCCCTCAGAGTTGGACTCGGAGTTACCGGAGCCAAATATACAGCCGGTAGTGATATTATTCGTAATATTAACCAAACAGTAACAGGTAATTAAAAACAATGAGCTCTCGCTCAGGAGAGTGGGAGCTCAGAGTCTTGGAGGTATATACTATGCTTGAAAATATTTATCAATTATTAATTGAGCAAAAAACTATATTAATTATAGTTTTAGTTGCGGTTATTCTCGATTTTATTACCGGAATAACAAAAGCAATTTTTCAAAAAAATATACAGAGTGAAAAGCTCAGGAACACTATACCGAAAATAATAGGATATTTTGCTATTATTATTATCGGGGTGTGCTTGCAAATCGTTTTCAATATTGATTTTATTACTAAAATAATTTGCCTATTCATTATTGTTATTGAATTTATATCCGTTATTGAGAATATTAACAATTATGTTACAATTCCCAAATTTTTAACAAAATTACTCGATGATAAAAAGAATGAGCTTGACAAAGGAGGCAACGATAATGAGTAAATCATTAACCCCAAAGGAGCGAAATATCGCACTTTGCTCTCAATTCCTCACAATGAGTAAAAATCAATCTTTACATTGGGAGGACCTTATAACATCGCTCGGCAACTTTGTCCCGTATTACGCTCAATATACTAACTTATGCCTTAACTTTTTTGAGTGGGGATTACCGATTGACAACGAGCAATTAAACGGTGATTTTATTGAGCGCTTGCTATTCTATAAAGGTCGCTGTGCGGTTGTTAATGATAAGAATAAGGGGCTCATTGTTTGTGATTTCAGAATTGTTGACGGACAGAGTAATATATTCGGTTATCCAACTAAAATACAAGCTCTTGATATATTTGATTATAACAAGGTTATCGGAGAGTATGAGAGCGATGATTTTGTTATTATTCCGAATAATAAACTCTGGTATCCTACAAATATAACCGTTTTAAAATACGCAATTGACATATCTAATATTGTTGATGCAATGAATCTCAATGTTGAATCACAAAAACTACCTATTATCCTCCAATCTCCGGATGATAAAGCTAAGTTATCAATGGAGCAAATAGCCGATAAAATTGAAACAGGAGAGCGATATATATTTGCTAAATCAGATTTCAACATACAAAACGCAGTGCAATCACTTAATATTAATGCTCCATTTATTGCCGATCGTCTTCAAGATTTACAACAAAGAAAAATTGCGGAGCTGTTAACTGCAATCGGTATCAACAATCAAAACATTAACAAAGAGAGCGGAGTCACTACCGATGAGGTAAACTCTAATAATACACTCGTTAAGCTTAATTTTGACTCAATGCTCATACCACGGCAAGAATCATGTGACGAAATTAAGAAAAAATTTAATTTAAATACTTGGTGTGATGTTAAGGATTATAACACTAACGATTTATATAATGCGGAGGGAGGTAATAACAATGTCACAGTATAGTATCTCGCTTAAGTCAATAATTAATATTAACTCACACGGCGAGCCTCATAATGATGATGTGTTCGCAAACTCCCAAAAGAAAATTGAACGCGGTCGTGAAATTTTCTTTAATTTCGACTATGCCGGAGATGAAAAATTCAAAGAGCTTTTTGAAAATAAATTTATAATTAATTATCTGACAGAAAATATTTTTTGCTTGGATATTGATTTATTTTTGCTCGCACTTCAAAACGATGTTAAAATTAAAGCCCCTATTTATTACAATAAATATAAAGCCATTGAGGAGCTCAAAGATGTTGACATCACTCTCGGCGATAAAACAAGCGTTAACAGACAGCTTGACGAGGAGCACGCAGACAAAGCAAATGCAACAACTACGGGCTCAGGCTCTACAAGCGGTAAGAGTAAATCGTCTCAATTCCCTCAAGATATTGTGAATTCAAGCTCATTCGATAGTATTAACTATATGGATGGTGGTAATGCATCCGAAACGAGTAACAACTCAAAATCAAGCAACACATCGGACGGCAGTGGAACATCAAAGCATGTAGAGAGCTCGGAGACTGTAAGGACAGTTAATGCATTTGACCGAATTGAGAAATATCTTGAGCTCCAACTTGATGTAATTACTGATTTTGTGATGTCTTTCAGTAACCTATTTATGCGGATATGGTAAAGGAGGTTGTTATATATGTCCTATAAATCAGGAACACCCAACGGAACGCTTTACGCTGGTAATGTTAAGTGGAGCAATGATTATAAGCATGTTATGCTTTTTACCTCCCAAAGTGCTCGAAATGATTTCATGACAGATCATTTAACCAAATTAAAAAACAATGTTATATATTATAACCCCAATAGATATATTGATGTTGCCGGTAAGCTCCAAAATGCCGAGAGTTATAACTATGTTTTTTATACAAATGATAGTGACATATCGAGCACAAAATATTGCTGTTTCGTGACCAACTATGAATATATAGCACCCAACACAACACGGCTCTATATTGAGCTTGATGTATTTCAAATGCTTATTTATTCAGCAAACTTTTATCAATCTTACATCGAGCGCGCCATCATCTCAAAGAGTGCAGACAATGCAAATACAAATTATTTGCCGGAGCCAATTACTGCACCGCTTGAATATGAAAAGAAATTAACAGATATACTCGAGTCGGCTAAATGGGAGCCAGCATGGGTACTCCACATGGCAAGTTATTATAACAGTGCAACAGGTAGATATGATTATAAGGGCATCGGCACAAATAACACATATGGTGAATATGGGCGCTTTATTGAATCTCAAACCGAAATGGACACAGTGTTAACAATGTATGGCCGTAAAGGTATTAATGAAGTATTAGAGGACTTCAATGTCATGTTGGATGACACAGTTGATAACTTCACTCAAAACGGCAAAAAAGTTCTCAAATCGATTATACAAGGCATTTTCAGCGGTGGCATATCGACAACAGAGGGTTGGAATAACATGACAGGATTGGCAGCCATATCGGATATAGGCTCACTTGCTGACTTTCAAGACCACAGGGACGAGCTCCTCGGACTTTATGCTATTCCGCAATGGCTCAAAGAGGCATATATCGCTGACGGTGGCAACTCTAACTTTGCGGACAACCGCCGTAGCTATAAAGATATTGACTTGTCAATCAATCGGAATTCTCTTGCAAATGGGTACACTCCTCGCAACAAAAAGCTATTAACAAGTGTATGTCGTGGATATGTTCTCGCCAATAAAACCGGCATGCGTAAAGCTTTCAAGCCGGAATTATTCGATGATAACCCGACAATCAGAATTGCCGGTATAACAATGGCAACATCTGGCTATCAATGGCATATCAACAATTATCACGAGATTACAGATTCCTACGGTGAAGTACCCTACAACTCAGAACGCAGAGTCGGTTACGATTCAAACACCGGTTTAAATAAGGCTATTAATACCATGGGTGCTATATCAACAGTTGCCGGAGGAGTTGGAGCACTTGCCGGAGGAATTGCAAGTAAAAACCCGGTTGGTGTTATTGAGGGAGTTAATAGTGGAGTTAATTCACTTGTCAACGCTGTTGATATGATAGGTAATCAAGAGCAACACATCGGTAACAATGGAGACCTACTCAGAGTTACCGGAGGGCGCGCACAACTGAGCTGGTACGAAATTTCGCCCACGCGCTCCGAATGTGAGAGCATTGACAACTTTTTCGATATGTACGGATATACTATTAATAAGCATGCAGATCCGCGCTCATACTTTAACACTCGCTCGGTGTGGAATTATATCAAATGTGCAAATGTTAATCTATCATGTGATGCGCCGGCTGACTACGAAAATAAATTAAAAAATATCTTTTCGTCAGGTGTCACATTGTGGCATAGCTACTCTAATTTTGGCAACTATGCAAAAACTAACTCATAACAAGGAGGTATATAATTATGAATAAAACAAATAAAGGACTTGTCGAATATTGCAAGGCTCAACTCGGCAATCCATATTGGTATGGCTGCTTTGGGCAAACAAGCTCGCGCCAGCTTTACGCAACAAAGAAAAAACAATATCCGAGCCAATATGAATGGGGTTGCCCTAAAAATCAAATCGGAAAACGAGTGCATGATTGCGTAGGACTCATTAAGGGCTACCTTTGGAGTGAGACTCCAACAAGTAAGCCAAAATATAAGGGCTCTCAGGATGTAAGCGCTAACGGAATGTGTGATAAATGCAAATCCAAAGGTAAAATTAACACTATGCCGGATGAGCCCGGAATTCTCGTATTCATGGACAATCATGTCGGAGTATATATCGGCAATGGTTATGTTATCGAGGCGCGTGGGCACGCATACGGAGTCGTAAAAACGAAACTCTCGGAGCGAAAATGGACAAAATGGGGTAAATGTCCATGGATAGAATACTCCTCAATCAAAGCGAGCCCAAATAAAAATCACTCATACTATCCAAAATATAAAGGGTTGTCTATTTCAATTGTAGATGCACTTCGGGCTATCGGTGTTAAAGATGTAACATTATCACATCGAAAAAAAATTGCAAAAGCAAACGGCATCACAAACTATAAAGGTACTGCGAGTCAAAACTTAAAAATGTTAAAGCTTCTTAAAAAAGGTAAGCTAATTAAAGCATAAAAAATAACCGCGCGACATTTTTTAAATGTCGCGCGGTTTATTTATAATATCTCAATAATTTCGTTTATAACCGCAGAGCTTGCTACACCTCATTATCATCCACCTCAACAAATTCGCTGTTGATTAATTTATACCATGTGTCCGCCTTAATTTTTTCGCCGTCGACAATTCCGGCTTTGAAATCGGTGACCTCATAATCATTGCCGTTCCATTTGCGATTGGCAATTGCAATTAAGCTATTGAGCCCCGCACGGCATCTGCCATTGAAACAAGCTAAAACGCTGTTTTTACCAGCCGCAAGGCTTGACCTATCTTGAGCCGCAAGGCTTGAACTATTTCGCGCCGCAAGGCTTGACCTATCTTGAGCCGCAAGGCTTGAACTATCTTGAGCCGCAAGGCTTGAACTATCTTGAGCCGCAAGGCTTGAACTATTTCGCGCCGCAAGGCTTGACATATCATGAGCCGCAAGGCTTGACATATCTTGAGCCGCAAGGCTTGACCAATCTTGAGCCGCAAGGCTTGAACTATCTTGAGCCGCAAGGCTTGAACTATTTCGCGCCGCAAGGCTTGACATATCTT